TCCTCCACAGAACCTGTCTTTAGATGGCACTCTGGTATAAATGAAAATATGCAAGAAATTGTGTGGCAGGGTAACAGGTATGCCGCCTTTCCTATTGAAGCAGACGGTTTTGAGTTTTCTGGAAAGGGAGCAATTCCTAGACCTACTTTAACTGTTGCTAACATTACATCTATGCTCACGCAAGTTATTAATAGCTATGACGACTTAGTAGGATCAAAAGTAACTAGGAAGAAAACTTTTGCTAAGTACTTAGATTCATACTGCTACACAGATGGGTACCCTGTCGCAGGAGTATGTACTTTAGAAAGCGGTGGAGACCCTAGCCTTAGTAAGTCTGATTGCTTAGATCCAACTAAAAATGGGGGTGCTGTAGTTCCGGGAGTTACTACAGGTGTTGCTACTAATAAATTGATAGATAGCTCACAGAGCTTCACTACAGGGTATATAGGTGGGACTGTAACGGATTCAACTTCTAATACAGCTCTAGTATTAGGAGTTGTTAGCCCTACTGAATTAACATTAGATACTGATATACTAGTTAGTGGGGAGTCTTACACTATTACAGGCAACATACCGGGTACTTGGACAGTATATAACCCAGCTACTTGTGAAGCTGCAACGGGGCCAGGCATATGGTATGCATCAGCCTCGGCCGATGATACTGCACACTTCTCTGATGAGATCTGGTACATAGATAGGAAGGCCGTTGAGACTCGTACTCATATTCAGTTTGAGCTAACTGCGGCACATGACATTCAGGGAGTGAAACTTCCGGCACGTACTGTAACCGCTAACTCTTGTGCATGGAGATATAAGGGTGTAGAGTGTGGATACTCTGGAGATATTATTTTAAAAGCAGGCAATTTCGAAGGGACCACCACTGTAGTAGCGGGAGTACTAACCTCTGTAAGTATAGACAGCGCCGGCACAAACTATACAGTAGCTCCTACTGTAAACATTCTTACAGACTCGGATGCTGTAGGTTCTGGAGCTACTGCTACAGCTACAATAGCTAGCGGATCCGTCAGCACTATAACGATTACTTCTGGAGGTTCTGGGTACGGTAAATGCTCGGACACTTCTTACACAACATCGGCGACTTGTGTGTCAGCAGGCGGAACTTGGGATGATACTCACCCTCCTCAGATTTTTATGGTAGGAGGGGGAGTTACTACGATACCTGACCAATTCTGGGATATAAATAATAACACTGTAGCCTCTTCTTCTGCTGATGTATGCTCGAAGACTTTTAACTCTTGCGAGTTGAGGTTCCCTGAATCGGTAGAAAGCCCTTTCGGAGGATTCCCAGGAGCAGGAATTAACATGGGATGATTGAAAGAACCTTAGAAGATTTTAGAAAACATACTGAAGCTGAGTACCCTAAAGAGGCTTGTGGCTTCATCGTTGGGGTGGGTAAAAAAGAGAGGTACTTCCCTGCTAATAATATAGCCGAATTAGCCGACAAGTACTTTATTATTGACCCCGTTAGTTATGCAGAAGCAGAAGACATGGGTACCATACTAGGTATCTGCCACTCTCACCCTAACGAGGGATGCAACCCCTCTGAGGCGGATAGAGTAACCTGTGAAACTACTAATAAACCTTGGCACATTTTAAGTTGGCCAGGTAACATGTTATACAGCTGGGAGCCCGAAGGGTATGAAGCCCCTTTAGTAGGTAGAACGTTCAGTTATGGTACCTTAGATTGTTGTACCTTAATGAGAGATTATTTCAAAAAAGAATTAAATATCGAATTCGATTGTGACAGTGGTCAAGATGGCTGGTGGGATAAAGGAGAGAATAGATACTTAGAGAACTACGAGAATCAGGGTTTTGTACGTATACTTGATGAAACTGATGTAAGAAAATATGATGTATTTTTAATAAAATTAGTTTCACCGGTACCAAACCATGCCGCAGTTTTCATCGGAGACGATAAAATACTACATCACGTATACGGTAGACTATCCAATAGGGAACTTTACGGAGGGTATTGGAGAAAGCATACCACGCACCACTTAAGGCACAAATCATTATGTTAAAATCAGTTAAATTATATGGGGAGTTAGCAGAAAAGTATGGCAAAGACTGGTCTCTAGACGTAGAGTCCCCTCGGGAGGCTTTCCAAGCCTTAGCTGTTAATAACCCAGGGTTCCTACAATTTATCAGTACTTCGGAACAGAGAGGGGTGGGGTACACTGTAAAGGTAGGTAAATCTTACTTACAAGGGAGAGGGGAAGAACTAGCCAACCCTGTAGGTAGACAGGAGATTAAGATAATACCTATAATACTTGGAGCTAAGAATCAAGGGTTAATGATGGTGTTGGTAGGCGCCGCTATTATATTTGCCCCCTATCTTATAACGTCTATGCAGTATGGCACAGCTTTAATGGGGGAGCAAACAGCTATGTTAGTAGCCCAAGGAGGGTCAGGAGGCGCTTTAATGGGAGGGCTAACTAGTGGTATAGCATCTAAGTTCGGAGCCGCCTTAGTACTAGGAGGCATTGCCTCTATGATGGCACCTACCCCTTCCCCTCTTGCGGGAGAGAAAGCACAGAATTACGCATTTAATGGTGCGGCAAATACTACCCGTCAGGGGGTTGCTATACCTGTATGCTATGGACAATTAATGGTAGGCGGGGCAGTTATTAGCTCTGGAATCTCACCAGAAGACTACGTACCGGAACCGGAGAGCGATGATGAATGAGAAAGATTGGATAAGAGGCGCTGGAGGCGGCGGTAAAGGCGGAGGAGGCTCCCCTGTTGAGGACGATGATTCCCTATTCTCCGCGTCTAAAGCACGTGTAGTGGACCTAGTGTCCGAAGGTGAGATAGTAGGACTACTGTCCGCAGAATACGACCCAAGCACTTCCACCTGGATTAATGGGGAGAAGTCTATATACCTAAATGAAACACCTGTAAAGGACTCCTTAGGTAACTATAATTTTGAGGACGTATCTTACGCTATAAGAGAGGGTACGAACGCCCAGACCCTCATACCAGGGTTCGCAGGCTCGGAGCAGGTAGAGTCCGTTAATATTTTAGTAAAGAACGGTACCCCTGGCCCTATCATCAAATCTTTTAGCAGTAGTACTGTGGATGCAGTAAGGGTGCTTTTGTACACCCCTTCACTACTCGATGGGGATAACGATAACGGAGACCTACACGGCTCCAGTGTTTCTTTTAAGATATACATAGAAAAGGATAATGACGGGTCCTGGGATCTGATGAAGACATCTTCTTTCGAGGGAAAAACCTCTGGAAAGTATGAAAGAAGCTACAGACTAGATATTCCTAGCGCGTGGAAGGATTCAGGTTTTACTCAAGTTGCTATTAAAGTAGAGAGAACTACTGCAGATTCCACTTCTACGAAAGTATCTAACGAACTATGGTTTGGGGCGTACACAAAAGTAATAGACAATAAATTAAGATATCCTAATAGTGCTTTAATAGCAATGCAAGTAGATGCAAGGCAGTTTACTAGTATCCCTAAACGTGGGTATGAGATAAAGGGCGTCAAGATAAAGGTACCTAGTAACTATACTCCGTATGACCAAGGGCATTGCTCTTTGTCAGGGTACAGACGCAAGGACAGATGTACTCAAGCGGGGGGAACCTGGTCAGGTACTTCTGAAGGAGATAATCTGTACAACGGAGCCTGGGACGGCACTTTTGATATAGCGTGGACATGTAACCCTGCTTGGATTCTATATGATTTATGTACAGATGAAAGGTACGGCTTAGGTAAGTGGCTGTCTGCTAATCAGTTAGACAAATGGTCCTTATACGAGATTGGTAAATATTGTGACGGAGTAGACAATAGTGGAAACTTTGAAGGTGTAGACGATGGCTGGGGCAACAAAGAAGCGCGTTTTGCTGCTAATTTGTACTTACAAGCTAGAGAAGAGGCGTACAAAGTAATTAATGATATCTCCTCTATCTTTAGAGGAATGGTATACTGGCAACAGGGGCAAATCTCTGCTGTGCAGGACGCGCCTAAAGACCCTGTAATGAACTTTTCAGATGCCAATGTTATAGATGGGGCCTTCACATATGAGGGTTCTTCTAGAAAACAGAGGCACAACGTAGCTCACGTAACGTGGAATAACCCAGAAGACTTTTATAGACAGAACGTAGAGTATGTAGAAGATGCACAGGGTATTACTAACGCTAATAACCAAATATTTTCTACAGATGTAATAGCGGTAGGCTGTACTTCACAAGGGCAGGCTAGAAGAGTAGGTAACTGGATTCTGTATACTGAAAGGTACGAAACTGAAGCTGTTTCTTTTTCCACGGGAATGGAAGGAGCTGCAATTAGACCAGGGGACATCATCAAGATAGCAGACTCTAGTAGATCAGGTGTTAGGTACGGTGGAAGAATTGCCTCAGGTAGTACAACTACTACTATTAAGCTAGACGCTCCTACTCCGGTAACTGCTGGTAAGACTTATACCATATCCTTAATTAATACTGAAGAAGCGTGTGTAAGAGCAGGAGTAAAACAATCTGAGAGTACACAGGAGACCTGTATCAATGCACACGTAGACAACGAGTGGAAACCTTATGTGTGGGTAGAGACAAAGACTGCGGCTACTATAGGGAATACAGAAAATGTGTCTGAATTACTGGTTACTTCTGCTTTTGAAAATACGCCTACAGCCTCCTATATGTGGATACTAGAAGAAGTAGGAGCTGTAGAGGCGCAGGATTTCAGAGTTTTAATGACCAGGGAGGCTGGCCCCAACATTGTGGAAGTTTCTGCACTGGCGTACCACGGAGCTAAGTATGGGTACATTGAGGATAGCACCGACTTCTCACAAAAGTCTACTAGTAACATGCCTAAACCTAGTGACCCGGTACCTAGTCCATCTAATTTGACAATTAATGAGGAACTATACGTAGACTCTATGGGTAATGTTAAGAACAGAGCTACCTGTAACTGGGATGCTCCTAAAACTGCAGGTACTGCATCTAATTACCCATATGTAGCCTCTTACTACGTAGAATGGAGAA